CCTACAAAAGTGAAAGCAACAATAGGACGGACAGCTGCGTTAAGAGTTCTAACCCATGGGGCTGCATCGTGTACAAGTTTTGCATCATGTTCATAAAGCGCTTGACGTTCTTGTGCGAATGTTTCTGCATACGTACCCTCCAATTCAATAGCTGCTATTTTTTCTTGTGATTGAAAACCTTTTTGAGCCATAAGCATAGCCTGTTCATTTTGCATCTTAGCCATTTCTCGTTCATGAGCTTGATCTCCTTTTTGTTGAAAGAATCCTAGTATGGATGGTAGTCCTGCAGTTGCAAAACCTAATATGGAGCTTAATATACTAAACATTATTTACCCTTTCTTTGCATATCATGTTCTTCTAAAATTCTAATACGTACATTAAGTTCACCCATCTGGGCTTTTAATTCTTCTTTAAGTCTTGCTCTTGCTTCAGCAGAGATTGGGCTGTCTGTAGGAACGCCTTGTTCTGTAATTAGATTAGGCATTTTAGATTTAATGCTGATGAGGTCTGCTTGTATAGACGCCATTGAAGTAAGTAACCAAGCAATAGCCGAGACTATGACTGGGAACAACATATTTGCTATTTTATCCATATTCATATTAACCCCCTAAACAATGTACCCAAGCAAGTAAACAAAGTGTTATTAAAATACCAATTAAAATTTTATTCATATAATGTATACCATCCTGTTGCTATATATTTATCGCAAGAATACACGGGGTTTCCTCTATGTGTGTGGGTATAAGAGGCCGGGAAAATACAAACTGTTCCTGCTTTAGGTTGCACCCTTAAACCTTGCCATAAAAATTCTGTTTCGCCTTCTCCGTTAGGAATATCATTTAAATATATAGTCCAAACAAGAACTCTACTCGCATGCTTAAAATCTCCCTGTTCACAGTGCCAAACATGATAACCACCTTTTGGTGGCGTTTTTTGTAGTTTAATAGTTAATGATGTGGCTTTTAATTGTTTTACTACCCAAAATTCTTCTGCATACAATTGAATGCATTTATCTAATACATCATTAATTACAGAAACTATTTTATTAGATTTATCTGAAGATTGATAAAATTTTTGATAATCATATCTTTCCATTTTATCTTTAAAGAATTGAGTGTCACCATTACTATCAACTTTATTTTTTAAGTCATCTTCAAATAATTTAATAATGCTTTTACAGTTTTCTTGATTTAAAATATCTTCATATGTACCAATAAACTGATTATGTGCTATTTTTATATTGTCCATTTATATAAACCAAGTAACTATTAAATATTTTTATGTATAACATTAACATTATTATACACAAACCAACTCACTATAACTTCTCTAGTTTCGTTTGAAGGGGTTGTATAATGACCAAACATTCCATACGGAGGAAATACTACTAACTTTCCTTCTTCTGTTTTAATACTTTTATTTTGAGATGGAAAAACTAATTCTCCCCCCTCTTGCACTGTATTTAAATGCAAAATTACTGATGCGTATCTTAATAATGTTTCGTTAATTTCTCCATCCATATGGTAATGGCAGATATCGTTTGGGTTATATTTATGATACTCATAACCTGAATCCGCAGAATTCCCTTGTGGTTTATATCTTTGTTGAATTATATCTATCTGAATTTTATTAAAAATATTATGTAACTTATTGTCTAAATCTTTTAATTCAGGTATGCTTGTAATAGAAACCGTATTTCCATCTCTGTTATATGCGGTTCCTTTTATATCAGAAATAAAAGGCTTAACAGCATCTCTAATTTCTTTAGTAGTTTCTGAATCTAAATAGTTAGGAAATTCTAATATCATTTATATAAACCAAGTAACAATTGAATACCTCGTGCCTTTAGTAACAGGCAATACTTCATGAGGGTACATAAAATTAGATGGAAATAATAACGCGTCCCCTTTATCCAGTTTATATTTTAATTCTCTATCAAAAAATGCAAACTCTCCACCTTCAAAATCATCATTTAGTATAAATGAACAAGATACAGCGCGAGGCCTAGCTTTAAAAGAATCTGTATGTTGTATATAAAAACACCCTTCAGAATATTTTAGTAATTCGTATCCACTATCCTCTTCAATTTTACAGTGTGGAAATTTAGTATTATATTCTTGTATGCATTTAGAAGCGCCATCAAATATTGCATTATCTAATTTATGTCTAATATTTTTATTTTTCTGTATAACGTGAGGGTAAGAAATAACTATAGTTTGGCAGTTTCGTATATCTTTTTTAATTTCTCCTGACCCTACTATTGTATCTACCCATTCATCACTATTTTTAAATTCATTTAATATGGCATCACACAAATTTAAACTTAATACATTTTTAACTACGTATATATAATCTTTTAAGTTTTTGTGATCCATTATGCTTTTTTAAACTTATCAAAATAACACACCCAATTTTCTCCACGACCTCGCACATAATGCAAAAATACTTGACCATACTTTTGGCCTTGAAACTCATCTCGCCAATGGGCAGAAATTATACCTAAATATATAACAGCTTGACCAGGTTTAAGGTTATAAGAAACTTCTTCTCCATTAGGTTTTGTGAAATAAATAGGCCAGTCTGTACCGTCATTTCCTAAGTGTAGAGTTACACTTATTTCACATGCATGTCTATCTGTATGTTTTTTTAAAACTTCCCCATTTGCGTACATCCTAGCATATGTATAAGTTGGAAACATTGGCTCTTCCATAACTTCAGACATAAAAGGTATCTTGTCTATAAGCAATTCTACAAACCATCTAAAATCATACATTGCTAAAGACTTAGGGCATTGCGGATCATATACAAACGCCTCAGGATTTTTAGCTGCTTCTTCTTTAAAGTAACTATATAATTCTTTTGCTTTTTCTTTAGTTATAAAATTATCAATAACTACATAGTTATTATCTAGTAATTGTTGCTTTAAGCTCACTTTTTATACTGTTGTCCAAACTTCTGTAGGCGCTACAGGCCAATTAATATCACCGGCTATTGGATTAAGTGCGTATTGTCTAACAGAATTTCTATAAATATCAAACGCGTTTTTATTTGCAAGATATGGATTACTTAAAGCAGGGTCGCTAACACTTGGAATTTGTGTCCAATCAGTTTGTTGTAATATCCCAATAGCTGTTTTTTTATTATCTTCTGCTGTTGGAGGACTTGGTGGAACAGGCGTATTAGCTACTGTCCACACTGCTAAACAACAATCTACCCAAGAAGGTAATGATGTAATATCTTCGTTTTGTTGGTCCCAAAACTCTAACCATCCAGCTGTTTCTTGCCATTGTAAAGCTCTTATATTTGAAGGAATCCCGCAAGAAGATAAATTAAGATCTATATATCCCACTTCGTCTTTTATTACGTTTCCATCTATAGGTAATATTGTTAATAGCATTTTTTACTCCTCGTTCTTTAATAATATCGGTTTATCGTCATCTTTTATATCTATTAACCCAGTTGCTACTCCAGCAGTATGCAATAAAATTTGTTGACTAGTTTGATTTGCTTTTACCATTTCATTTCTAAATGATTCTACTGCGGCACCTGTTGATCTTTGTTGCCCTGAGTTTTCTATTAATAACATAGGCATCCAAGCTATTGCACATTGATACTCGTCTACTTGGTTCCCCGTATTAGTATCATACCCTTGTACTCTAGTAAACCAAGCACACTGTAATCCTATGCAGTCTTTTTTTATTAATGGGCAATACGTTCCATTTTTTAGTTGCACTTTTATCTCCTATTAGTTAGCCGTTGCAATAATAAAATCGTAGTATTTTACAGCTAAATTAATTGCAGTACCAGTAAATGTACCCGAGCCAGAAGAAAATGAGAATGGGTGATCATGTGAACCTCCTCCGCCTGTCGCGTCAACAGTTGCTGTCTGCTGGCCTCCAGAGTATGCTAGATTTCCGAACGTGAATCTTGTGGCTGGGGTAGAAGGATTTAAATTTCCCTGCACTGCATTATGAGCATGGCTAGGAATTTGTGGTGTTGTAAGTGTTGTTGCGCCTGCTGTACCCGTAACGCTTGTAATTGAAACTGAACCTGCTGGGGTTTGTGATGCAAAAGCGGTTGTAAAGTTTACTGACCCACCGTTAACTACTGAACCTGTTACTAATCGCATAGCACTATTATCAATAGCTGCTGTAGTATCTTTAGTCCAACCTGTTGGTGCTGCTGTTTGTTGGAAAGACATTCTAGTACCCGTAGGGAATGCCTGAGTAGATATTGTGGCCCATGCTGGAATACCTCCAACTACGCTTAAAACTTGACTTGTAGAACCAATACCTAATCTTGCTGCAGTATTAGTACCAGATGCATAAATCATGTCCCCCGTAGTAGTCATTGGGTCTAAAGCATTAAATGCTGCAGCTGCCGAAGTCTGTCCTGTACCTCCAGAAGCTATTGGAAGAGCTGAACCAAGTGTTAACGAAGATAGATAAGTTGTAACATCAACCACGTTAGTGCCATTGTTATATACAAACATGGATTTACCTGCTGCTACTGCGATACCTGATCCTGTTGTATTCTTAACTGTAACTGCATCAGCTAATGTATTATTAATTAAGTATAATTTTTCAATTTGACAGCCAGATCCTAAAACAAGATTACGAGCACCACCTGACGTACCTGTTAAATTTAAACGTAAGTTTCTAGCAGCTTGAGTAGCATTAGTATCAGTAAGCGTTACAGTAACATCTGCACTAGAAAAGGCTACATCAGCAGAACCGGTAATAGCTTCACCAAGTGCGTCATTACCTAAGTTATTATTAGTTGTTGTGCCCCACGTACCGGACTGCTCACCCGTTCCTATAAGTTCTATTTTCAGTGCTGAATATGTACTTGCCATAATAAATTCCTTTTTAGTTTGCTATATTTTACTACAAATTGTTCTTTTTATGCCGCTATTTGCACCCATCCAGGTGTTTGAGATGTATTTATCACATTCCAATTTGGGTTACTTAATGTAGATGTTCCGCCTACTAATCTAAGATTTGCTACTGCGGGGGTTATTATCCTACCACTTACAACACTTGGTGCTATACCAACTAAAGTTACTGTGCCGACATCTGGTGTAACTACATTACCCGTTACTACAACACTTGGTGCTGAACCTATTAATAGCGACGCGCCAGTAGGGGTAATTATTTTACCACTTACTACTTCTGGTATTTCCCCCACTAAAGTTAAAACTCCACTAGTCGGGGTAACGCTTCTACTTACTTGGGCATCTTGTCCTGTAATTGTAACTGAGCCAACACTTGGTACTATGCCGCTAATTAATGAAGGTGCAAACCCTTGTAACGATACTGATCCAACAGTAGGCACTATATCTATGTTTAATAATACACTAAGAGCATATCCTTGTATTGTTAATCCGCCTACACTAGGTGTAACTACATTTCCTCTTAGAATACTCGGTGCTGCGCCTACTAATGATAAAGCTCCTACACTAGGTGTAACTACATTTCCGGTGACTACAACGCTTGGCGCTGAACCTATTAAAACTGCACCCCCTGAAGGAGTAATAATTTGTCCGCCTACAGTGCTTGGTGCTGCTCCTACTAATGTTAGTGTGCCAACACTTGGTACTATGCCTCTATCTAAATAAGGCGCATATCCTTGTAAATTTAACGTTGCTGTATTAGGTGCTATTTGTACTCCAACGTCTATAGTAGGAGCTACACCTGTTATTGCTACTGCCCTAACTGCGGGGGTAATTACCCTACCTTGTACGACTGAAGGTGCTACGCCCGCGAGCGCAACTGACCCTACGCCTGCCTCGATGACAATTCCTTGCCCCCAGTCAGCAGAACTCCACGGACCCCGTCCCCAGCCAGTTGTTACAGCCACGACTAAACTCTTAAGTTAGAGTAAAGATGCCGGTAGCAGCAGGTAAAACTGTCAATGTATTTGGTGATGTAACAGTAAATTGACTAGATGATAATTGGCAGAAACATAATAATCTACCAGCAGTTGCGCCGGTTGAATTACGTAAAACCGCATATTTAATGTTAGTCAATGAAGCACCAGAAGCTGTAAAGGCTAAACCTACTGTAGACATTGTGAACTTCATTTGTTTTGCTGAAGCGCCCACTGTCCAATACGCTGTCGCTGGCACTAAATTTTTACCACCTGTTGTATATCCACCTGTAGCAGCAATTTCATTTGTAATTTGTGAGTAAGCAGTTAAAGTAAATGTTGATGCATTACTTGCGCTTGTCGCTAATAACATTTTGAATACGCCAGCTCCGAGAGTGATCGTTCCGTTACCTATATATTTTTTGGCACTATTATATAATTGCCATGCTGTTGCAGCCATATTAAATCTCCTTTAAGTCGGCGTATGAGGCGCCTGTTTCTAAAATATGATGGAGTAACCCACCATAGATGTTTAATTCTATTTCATCCCCTAGCATGCGAATCAAATCAATAAATTCTTGTGCTTGAGAGATCATCCACGGATTGCAGCTGAATATTTTCCCGCCCACGTTTACGGGTATGACCGGCTGTCCATCATTTTCTTGTTGCTCATATGCATGGTGAACTTCTTTTTCATCTAAACAAGAATCACATCCGAAGAGATGAAACTGTTTAAATCCTAACATTCTAAATAACGGTATTGATCTTAAAAGGACTGTTGATCCTCCTGGAACCGGATACCATGTTTTATAATGCTTAGCTAATATGTCATTTAGCAATTCCGCGCTTGTATGCCATATATAAGTTCTGTCTTTTGGAAGCCCGTCAAATATAGTAGGGTCACATTGAGAAGCAATAAAATACTTACAATGATCCACTATAGGTTGAGTAAATCGTACATTGAAAGGTCTAGCGTCTACCATAACCATAGCAGAAGGCGTAATACCATTATCAAGGCACCATTTATAAGCCCCATTAATTGCGATCAGTTTAACACCATCAGCCCTCTTTTGTCTAATGGTTTCAAGGTGTTCATTCAATGATGGTCCACCGCCCACAATCATAACTTCTTGGTCATTCGTAGGGTAAGGTTGAACCTGCATAAAACCCCTTTGAATGTTGTATTCTACGTTTGCTTTGATAGTTTCTTCGTCGGTATTAATAACACCTCTATCAACAACGTCTTCGCCTTTCATCCAAGCACTTACATAAAACAAACAATATCCATTAGCTTCTTTAGACCAATGAATAACACAATCTCGTTCAATAAACTTTTTTAGCCACCACTCATATGGATGCACACTTAAATGAAGCTTGTGTCCTACCACTTTGCCCATCAGGTCATCTTCAGTAGCAATCTGAAAGAAAACATGCTGACAAGCAGCCAAACAATTATCTAATACTTTATCTACATGATGAGGTCTAATATGCTCCATCACATCCGTACAAAATCCATAAGCTGCTTTAACAGGTAAAGGCTCAGATAAGTCTGCCTCTACAAATCGCATAGCATGCTTCTGTGTTTCTAACATCGGTCGAATATCTTCGTCTAAACAATTATCTGCGAAGTCAACCATAGTGACATTTAAGCCACCAAAAAAAGCTAGGTTAAGAGCACCAC